TAAGCAATTAGATGGACCGACTTGAGTTACCGTTGGTTTTTCAACCGCTCCGATCGTGTACCCGACTGGGATTACTTTCAGAACACTTATGACGAGCTGCTCGAGATTGTCGAGCGATGCAGGGTTAGAGTTATATGCAACTGCAACCGAGATAACTAGATTAACTTTTGTGTGAAGGGTAGTTTTGCCAATAGTTTCTAATTCAAGATACGGTGAATCTGGAACGCACACGACAAAAGGAACCATTGGCGCCTCTGGCACATATGCATAGACATTGCCAGCTACATTGGCGAAAGCTGCGGCTAAAGGCGCACGAACTGTGTCTAGGATTGTTGAAGCTGGCATTACTGCACCATTGAATCGGTGTCGATGTACGCCCCTAGTAATCCTGAAACGCGATTAAATAAGCTACGACCTAGGCGGTAAGGGCTGACCTGTGTAAAGTCCACGCCCTCAATCTGTCCACCTGGGGCAATGCGAGATTGGAATACTTCAACTGATACGGCTAGGACTGCTGACTCAACCGCTGGAACTCCTACATAGGTAGAAGCTCCTGAAAGGGTTGCCAAACCTGATGGGATGACCTTGCGCTCTGTAATGTCGGCATTGGTTAAAGCTACGGTAAAGAAACCGTTGAACTCTCTGTAAACGCCATCTACAAATATACGAGAATTGGAATTAACGATAAAAGTATCTACATCGTAATTGCTAGATTCAAGGATCGTAAAAGTGCCATTAAAAGGGGAGCCGCATCCTGTGATGACTACGCTCTGACCCTCTGAAAAATTGTTATCGCCTAGCACCTGGTAGGTTGCGATATTGTCCTCAAGCTCTACGGCTTGGATTGGTGAAGCGTACTTAACCAGCATAGGCAAGATAACTGCCTCAGCGGTATCAATAACATCTGTTAAATAAGCATCGCTATAAAGGGATGTAGAAACGCCAAGAATCGACCTTAGCTCTGCAACTGTAACGATTGAAGCCATCTCTACATCCTCTCTATTAAGCGACTGGGGGAGCGATCGGGAGCAACCGCCCCCCCATGATTAGTTTGTGGTTATGCAACCATGAAACGGTATGCGCCAGCGCCAAGCTTTGTAGCAACTGCACCATAACCGTAGTAGCCAACCTGGACTTGACCTGTGCTAATCACGTTGGTCTGGAGAGATAAGCGTGGGCTCTCATACCATGTGTACGCATCTGGGTTGATGACGATCATTGTGTTATCGCCAAGTCCTGAACCGTCTGTAAGTGCGCGTGATACGCGAAGGTTCAAGCCGAGAAGGTTTCCGCGAACTGCAGTTGCAGTTAGGTTTCCACCTGCGTTTTGTGGGTTGATTGTTTGCTGGAAGATTGGGCGGTTTGATGAATCGACCAAGCCCATAAGTGCGCCCCATTGTTCTGGAGATACTACGATATTCTCAGCAAATCCGAGTGTGCCCTTGTAGATTGAAACTGCTGCATCTGATACAAAATCTGCAGCAAGTGCGCCTGTTGTGATTGCTGCGCGGTTTCCGCCATCTGTTCCGCCGTTGATTAGAGCGGTTCCGACTGCAGTATCTGTTGCCTTTGCGTATGCAAACTCCATCTGACGAACGAGCTCAGCAAAGAACGCTGGTGAGCTGCGATCGAGTAGCTCAAGGCTAAATGTCTGCTGGCCAATGAACTTTTGGACATTTACAGTCACGAAGGCGGCGTTCTGGTCTGTCTCTGATGGTGTTCCGCCTTCAGATGCTACTGCAACTGTTGGAGCAACTGTGATTTTAGGAATCTCGAAAGTCATACCTGCATCAGGTAGTGTTCCGCGTGAGATTGAGTCAATGAATGGACGGTCTGCGTTTGAGATGCCATTGATGACCTCTGTAAGCTGGCGTGTTGGAACTAGACCAGCGTTGTCTGTTGTGTCTGCGGCTGCTGCGACATACATCTTAGATGTATCGTCACCAAGTGAAGCGCGGACTGAGTGCTCGAGATAAGAAGCCTTATCAACGATTGGATTACGAACTGTTGTTGAGATGTATGGTGCTGTTGCAGCCTTGACCTCAACCTTTGCGGCTTCTACCGTTTCAGCGGCAGGAGCGACTTCTGGAACGGTGTTAGACACTTGTTCTCCTTCGATGGTTGATTGTGTTTCTTCCTGAGTTGTCTCAGAAACCTCTGTTTCTTCTGCCGCGACTTTTGCGACCTCTGCGCCAGGTATAGCGCCGTCTGTGACCAGGCTGACCTCAATGAGATTGCTTGCGGTGATAGCCATTACGCCATCCTTGTTATCCCATTCTTCGACATCTACGCCCACGCTAAAATCTGAGCGAAGCCCTGTAGCTGCTTCCTCAAGTGCGTCATTTCCAGCGGTTGTCTTTGCGATCTTAAATTCTGCGGTGATGCCTGTTGCATCTTCCTCATAGCTCATTAGCTTACCGAGCGGGCGAGTAGTGTCGTGCTGAAGAACTAGCTTGATGTTTTTAGCCATCTTGATTGAATCCTTCTCGAACATTGTCCGACCTGCTGAGGTGTTGCCTTCAGCGTTCCAGGAAACGATACGACCCGCGATAATGCGTGACTCGGAATCTGCAGCGGTGATCGCTACTGGCATTGTTATCTTCATTAGCTATTCTCCTTGTTATCGATTAAATCTTCTTCTTCTTGAATCTGCTCGACACTCATTGCGCCAATACGGTTAAGAATCTCGTAAACCTGAGCGCGTTGTAATGCATCTGAACGAAGGAACTCATCGAGCGAAAAGCGGATTGTGCTAGTTGTAGATGAAATGAAATCTGGCATAGATAGGCGTTGTTCTATACTGGTTAAAATCGGTTTCATGGAGAAGTCGATAAGTGAACGCCTCTCCGAAACCGAGTTTGAATAGGTCATGCTGGTTGTTTCAGCGCTAACGAAATATGCAGGAAGGTTGCAAGCGCGAGCCAATTCCAAAGCTACATATTGACGAGCTTCATTGAGTTGGAGTTTCGCTGGATCGATGCCCAACGCTTGCAATTCAACATCGGCATTAAGGAAAGCGGTTGATTTAGTTAAACGAGCATTGCGCCATGATTCAAGAATCTTTGAGATGCGCTCTGCAGGGAGATTGACTCCATTGGACTTAAGAACCTGTAGCGGTACTGGCTCTTTAGCAAAAGTTTCTGCGGCTTGCTCTAAAGCGTGAGCTGCTCTGATTGTGCGACCTGCGCGGTTAAGCAATCCTTCATCCATGCCGTAAAACACGACTAGCGAACCTACGCCCTGGTTAGGAACTACTGAACCATCGACCTGGTAGCCCACGATTTCAGTTTGGTTATGATTAAGCTTAGGAGTTACACGATCGGGTGCAACGCGAGTCCATGCACGAACACGACCTGTCTCGCCGTACTGCTCCATGACCTGACCGTAGCCAACTCCATGAAATAGCAAATCTTCTGCAAGCCATGCGTAAGTCGCTGAACCTGGAACGCGTGGGTCTGGCTGGTTAATTACTGCAGGAGTTGGTAAATGCGATCCATTAACCTTTGAGTATTGCTCTAAAGGTAATCCTGCTAATGTGCTACAAATAATGTTGCGAGCTCTAGCAATTGTAGGAACTGCCATAGCTTGTTGGCGTGATGCTACTGATTGGGTAAATACGAAAGGGTTGAATGAGCCTGTGTTGTTAAAAGGCGCTGGTGTAGAAGCCGCATCCACAATCATCTCGACTGGCTTGGCTTGCGTAAAGATATCCCGAATTCCCATTGGACATATTATACACGAACTGTCCGATAAATAGACACTATCCTATCTGAATGTCCACTTCTGATTCACCGCGTGTTGCAAAGTGTGTAACCATTGCAGCGGCTACTGCACCGCACACAATTCCAGATGCTTTACGCCCCATGACCCAACCGCCATCGCCTCGAGTAAGTTTTACGGCGCTGAGGACTTGCTTAGTTAATTCTTCTTGATCGGAGTGCTGAAGGCGCATCGATGTAACCGCTGAAACAAATTCATCGCAACTTTGCTGGTATTCCTGCATCGCTATCTCGTACATTGGAATCCCTGCAGGTTGAAGCCTTGCCGCTACTGCGCCAGCGGTGCTCTTAGAGTAGGCAACCTGATTGACTGGGAACTTACGAACCCAGAACGCAATATCGTTAGCCATTTCTTTATCGTCTAGGTTAATTGGATTAAACCAAGTGTGAAGCAAAGTAACCATGAACTTATCGTCATCGATTCTCTGGCCGGCCACCAATGAACCATGTTTACGATCGGGCGAAAGGTCAATAGCCATCCAGGTATCTTTCTCAACATCCAAAGCTGGAATCTCGCCCTTGCATTTCTTCCATTCAGCTTCAGATATGACTGGGTTGATCATGGACACAAATTGGCACAGAACTTCTGTCCTAAATATGTCCTCTCTGTCTGATAGTGAATCTTTAATGTTATCTTCATGAACCGTCCAGCCTAAACTGGGATTGCTTTGATACCAGGCTTCTTTATCGGTTATCTCAGCCCCAGGAACTGCGCTCCACTCGAACCAGCCAATAGAATCATCGGCTCCCTCTGATGCGGCTAACCCTCGCTCGCGAAACTTGAGAAGCAGGACTGAGTT